GAGTGATTTTGAGACCACCCAAATACAAGAAGGAAGGTCCGTTGGTGGTCACTTTACCCAAGACTTCGGCTGGTGAACCGATAGGAATGGGTCGAGCGGTGGTTATAAGGGGAGACGAAAATTGATCGGGTGGGTTGTTCGTAAATACGTTCGGATTGATCTGAGCGGTTTGGAATTCACAGACCCAATCGACGTAAAGGGAACCAGCCATGATGTCCGAGGTGATTGCTTCTCCGTTGAAGTTGAGAGGATCGGTAACTTGGATGACGTAGAAGTTACCTTGACGACTGAAACGTTCGTTTTGTTTATCAGCGCCAGTGTAGTAAAGTTGATCATCTGCACGGCGAGCAAGATCGATGGACATGGGATTGATGAAGTTGAACTGTTGGGAACCTGCTTGAGCAGTCGCTTGGCGAACCAGAGCGTCGGCGTCTGGGATGGTGGTAGGGTCATCGAGAGGATCAGTGTCTTGGTAGACAATGAGTTGACAAGCGATGGTCTTAGGGACGGCGGGAACCCACCGGAGTCTGAATTTCCGGAATCGGTAACGTTCCCAAAGGTTGGACATTTGGGTGAGACGGGTACCAGGAAAAGCGGACGGGCTGATCGAGTTAGACAAAAGGATGCGGTCGGCAGTGCTGTTAGGTGAAGATCGGACGGTGAGAGGGCCAAGGAAATCGGAACCTGCTTCAACGAACTTTCTCGCAATCATGGGGCGGTGAATCGCACCTTGGTTGGAGAGGCCGTTGGAGCCGGTTTGGATGTTCTGGCGTGTGGTAATGCGGGAACGGCGATTGCCGTTACGCTTCCCGTTACCGTTTCCGTTCTTACGGGTCTTATTCTTACGCATGCGTGGAGCCATGTTTAGAGATAATTAACCCCTAGCCGAAAATCGTTTGGACGATCGTAAAGACGCTGTTGCTAACACGGTAGGTGGGTTTGGAACTGGGCGTGGGTTTGTTACGTGGTGGAAGGGCAAACCATCGTAGGGTGTAAGAGGGCTTAGTCGGTTTACAAGTGCAAG